AGCACTGCTGCAAGTTGAGGGTTCTGTTCTGATATTAGCATTTGTTGAGTTATATTGCCCGTTTTCCAAGGGTTTACCTGCCCGCCACCTGCATTTGATATAGGGCTAGGTTTTGCACCCATTCCAGCAGCACTACTAGGCTTAAAATGATGTTCCCAACCACTACCAGGATTTTTAAGACTTGTTAAATATGTAGTTAAATCTTGTTCAACTCCACCATTTAAAATAACAACTTTACCATCAGCATTTCTTTGTAAATTGCTTTGCAATAATGACAAAGTTTGTTCTGCATTAATAGCACCTAAATTACTGATAGCAGCCAAAGCTGTTTGTTTTGTAGAAGCCATTTCATTAGAAGTTTTCATGTCTTCTAATTGTTTTGACAAAGTTGAAATCTGTTGTTCTCTTTCTTGAGCAGTTTTATTTGCCTCTTCCCAAAGAGTTTTCCATTGTCCTTGATCTTCTAATTCTTGTTTTCTTTGTTCCTCTTTCTTTTTATAAACTTCATCAAGTTTATTTTTTGCACCTTTGAACTTTTCTTGTTCCTCTGCAACTTGTTTTTTTAAAGCATTTAATTGTGATTCATACTCTGCTTTTATAGAAGTAAGATCAGGTGCTTGTGGTTGAGTTGGTTGTGAAGTAGTTTCAGCCACGGGCTGTTCAGCGTTGGTCACAGACTCAGGCTGAATTACTTTTTCTTCGATTGCCATGAATTAATTAGTCAGATAGTGGGCTAGTAGTTTTCTTTTTTGAAACTTTCTTTTTAGTTTCAGTTGTAGCTTTAGTTTCAGCTACCTCTGATTGAAATTCAACCATCTCCCATTTATAAGATCCATCAGATTGAAGAACCTTATCTAAAGATTTTGTCATAGTAATTTATATACTTGCTCTTAAGTTTACCAAACTATTCAGTTTTGGCTTCATTTGCTGATGGTAATACTTCTCCTTGTACTAAAATATCTCTAAATTCTTCTCTATCTATCACTTGTTGATCAAATAAAGATGTTAAGGCTGTAATATCTTGACCAATCAATCTTTCAATATCAAAGTCTCTACTAATTTTCACTTCTGGTGGTTCAATACCTACATATTCAGCAGATAAATTAAATGCTTTCTGTAATTTTTGTTCTAATTCCATAGAAACCATCGCAAGCATTGAATTAGTATCGACTCTATCCAATCTTCGAGCATCAGCAGATTCAGCTACAAACTTTTGTTGAGATAATGTACTAATACCAAGAGTAGCCATTTGCATTTGTAATTCTTTTATTTCAGCAGATTGAGCATCAAAAGCACTACTAGCTGGTTCTACATAATAAATTTTATTTCCTGGTTGAGTTGCCATCGCATAATTAACAGAGATAGCTAAATCTTTTGTCTGATCATCATATCCTTCCATCACAAGCATTGGTTGAGATGCAACGTGCAAACTATGTATTAAATCAGCCTGTCTTTGAAAATGTGCAAGATTTAAATATGCAATATCAAGTAAAGGTGGTTTGCTTACTAAATTTTCAGTTTTGCCAGAATAAATAGTAACTAAAGGTATTTCACCAAGGGAAAATTCACCTGATTCTACTTCTTTATATTCTTCACCTGTAGTTTGAGCATCAAATTCTCCAGCATATGAATTATCTGCCAAGTCATACATCTCATCAATTTGATCTATTTTACGAAATACTCTATATTTGCCAGGTTCTATAACTCTTATCTGTTCAAATACTTTTTCTCCAAAATCTCCATCAGGCAACACTGCCTTTTCTGCCAACCTTACCTGTACAAGGTTTCCATAATTAGATTCCCTGTCAAGTCTCCAACCATATAAATTATTAGGATCAACTTCAATCCAGTAAGGTCTACGATCTTGTGCTCTTTCTTCTGCAAGACTAACAGCACCAGATGGAGCAGGATAATCAACAAGAATATGACTTTGACCATAGGTAAGAGAACACATTAAGATTCTTCGTGCGTACTCATCTAAATCTGATTTGCAACCATCAACATCCATTTTGAACATCTCTGTCCAGTAAGGATCTCCTGTTAGTGATATTGGTTTGCGAAGTACTAAACCTGTTGCTGCTCTTATTAGTCTTTGCGTAAAAGGAGAAAATACAGCACGATTCACTCTAGCCATATAAGCTGTGTAATCTTCTCTCGGTTCTAATGGTAAAAATGCTTCACTATTTTCTCTGAGATATTCTGTTCCTTCGGTAACTGCTTTCATTATCTCCCAACCTTTCATCATGTCTAAAACTGCTCTAGTTCTAGTAAAAGGGCTATCTATACCACCAACAGAAGTAGAGGTAATAATTTTTGTTCTAATCTGACCAGGGATTGCATAAGTCATTGATTAACACCTCCATCTTTTTAATGCTAACGCTTTTCTAGTAGGACGTCCTTTTTTATCTTTTAATGGACCTGGCATGCCCGACATTCTTGCACAAAAACTCTTTCTTCTTGCTGCTCTTTTTCCTGTTGGATTTTTTTCAGTAACAGGTGCTTTTAAATTACTACCAGTAGCACGATTGTATTTTGCACGACCTTTTGCAGTAAGACCTCCCTTTTTAGATTTCTCCCCTCTACCTAAAGTTAAACTGACAGATTTACGTTTTTTCATTTACCCACCTTTGCTTGTGCCTTTTTATGGGCCTGAGTAAAAGTATCTCCTGCTCTCATTCGCCTTTTCATAAACTCCATATGCTTATCGCTATGGTGTTCAGAATGTTTTTCTAATAAGTTTTTTTGGCGAGTGGTAAG